TGCCAGAGGTTTGAGCAATGGGAGTAACGACAATTGGAGAAGAGCCACCGCCAAGATATTCAGGACGCTGTAGACGGCGTCAGGGCTAATAACACCAAAGTGAGCCCGGATAATTTCAGTGTAACGAGTACCGCCACGTGCATCCCTTTCAAGAAGTTTCTGAATTTGAAAAGACTGTCTCAATTGATTGATAGTCGCTGCTGTAGCCTGAGACAAATCAGCATAAAGCGGGTAGTCAATACCAGCATTCCGAAAATTGGTCAACGGATTTGTACCAGTCCCAGTAGCCACAGAACTGGCAATAGAAGCAGGAGCACCAGTAGCACGAATGGGAGCAGTAGTACCCAAAGGCAAAGTAACTGCAGCACCCTTTTGAGGCCATGGCAAAGAAGACGTGAAATAGTCATGACGCTTACCACGACGAAGCAAAGTGTAATTCGACGGAGTGTCAGGGCCATCGCCCTTATCGACCACAACAGAATTTTGGAGGTTCTGATCACGGAACCATTCATTCCAAATCAAGTTATAGGCGCGAGGCCAAAACGCACAATGAGAGACAGATTGACCAGCAGTCACCTGCCCGACAGTAGGCAGTCCCATGTAGTCCTGAAGAGAACCTACCGCATAACCACCAGCTGGTGAAACCTGCTGAGGAACAACATACGAAGTTGAATCACCTGGGTTATCTTGCTGACCCATGAATTTCTGCCAATTTGTCCAAATCAAACGGTTAGGAACAAAAAAGAAAAACGAGTCAAGATGGAGATTGTCCATGATTGGAGCAATCGGAGTAGCCAAACGAACAAAGGCTGTCATATCAAGCTTGAAAGTATCTCCAGGGAGGACTTCGTCAACATAGACAGGAACCAAATAACCAGCGTCAAAAGTAGTTTTGTGTGTACTCTCACGCTGGAAAGAAGAACGCGGGATATCCGCGCGAGGGATCATCGAAAAACGATGAACGTCAACACTCTTATTGTGAAACATTGTCACTCCAGTTCGGTAGGGAGCAAAGCCCCCTACCGTTTAGTTTAAGAAGACTGAACCTTAGCGTTTTTACCAAGAATCAGCAGCTTTGGGTTTTCCAACATCTCGACGATGCCGGTGGAATCATCATAACTGGCTAATTCATAAAGGTCAAAATCATCAGGATGGTGAAACATCTGATTTTCAGCATCAGAACGATTCACTTCGTCAGAAAACGAACGAATAGCAACGCCAATAGACGCAACGAAAGCAGGACGACCAAACGCATCTGCGGCTCGGTCCTTAATTGCAACAACAACTTGTTTCATCAGATATGTTCCTTCAAAAATTCACGCAAATCATACAACTCATCAATCATCGCTTTTTGCTTTTTAAGCAGTGATTGATATCGCTTCAAGGCAGCCAGGACATCAGTGTCATAGGCGTTTAAAACGCCGATTTCAACATCTTCCATATTCACTCCAAAGTACGTTTCAGTTTAGACAATTTAGCCAACGTAACTTGCTCTTTTACAGCAAGTCTAGCAGGCGTGTTGTCTTCCATCACACGCATAGCTTCAAGAAACCGTGCATGCTTAACATCATCATAAAGCTCAGGAAACATCTTTTCAAGTTGTCCATCATAAAACCGTGGCGGTTTTGCCTCACGACCATTAACGATCACATGATCATGCGGAAATACATCACTGTGAAACCGTTTAAACCAATCAGCACCGATTCCGGGTTTTAAAGACATTTTATTGAACTCGGGTGTACGAGTAGTTATCTCTCCCGTGTCCTGATCAACCGAATCATAATGATCAGAAGCCATTTTACCCGTTACCTTCTTCATGATGTAACGAGCCACATAAGCAGCACTCTGAAAATTAACTTCACCAATAGATGAAAATCCAAAGGGCCATAACTCCTCTAGAACATCTGATCGATAAATACGGCTACCGGAAGGAGAACGAGAAAAATAACGCTTGTCCCGAAAATCAAAATTGAAGAGACACGCATGGAAATGAGGTCTACCGAAGTTCTCACCATATTCTCCACACATATAGAAACGAATGGGATACTTATCCTGGGAATCAGGAGACGCGCTTAACTCGGCTCCTGAATAACGTTTTCGCAAACGTTTCATGAACTTCTGAAAATCAGCATAGTTCAAAGAACCATCTTTAGGTAGATGGTCATCATCATACGTGAGGGTAATAAAGCAATTGTTTTTATACAAACTTGCTTCATGCATGCATCGAACGGCCCATTGACGAGACCGTTCAAGGCGACAACCAACACATTGACCACAAGGGAGGGTGAGAGATCTCACCACATCCCACTTAGCACTCTCATACCAAACCACAGACCCATCAGAGCACTGGTATGCCTGTAGAGGCTTGTAGCAAGGCATATTACATCCGCCAGCCGCCACGCATAGGATTCACAGCCATATTGGCAGCTTTTGTCCTGGAGACATTCTTACGAAATTTACCGGCAGATTTGTGTTTGGATACGGGATTACGAGAAAGGGGTTTCATTTTGAGTTCCTTGTTAAGTTGGTGTCACCTAGCACAGTTACATCAAGTAGGTAACTGTGCATCCCCAGCCGCTTGCGCGGCTGGGGCCCCATCGCCTGAAGGCGATACAACCACTTGCGTGGCATTCAAGAGGCCAAGTTCAATGGCCTCATCGCGATTTTTCTCATCACTGAGAAAATCGACGAATTTAGAAGGATCGTTATCAAAACGAGTCCTAACCTTAGCAGAAAGGTCATTAAAAGCGCTTTGAGCGCTCATAACAACATCCAACGCTGACTTGTAGTCAACAGGAGAGTCAAGGAAATCTCCATACTGAGGTTCGCGAACATTAGACGGTAATTCTCCAGTGATATTAAATCTCTCAAGAATAACATTGATATCCGAGTCCTCACGAAACGATTGTTGAGTAAGAGAAGGATCCAGACAAGCAAGACCAGTCTCATCAGACACTTTATCAGTGTCATAGTTGTACGGAGTACGAAAAAAAATTGTTTTCATTTTTTGAAAAATTTAAAAGCCCGTGAAACAGGATTGATTTGATCCAAAGATTTATCAATCCATTCAAGCCATTTGTCAATCTCATACGGATTACCATGGCCAGACCGAATAGAATTCATAGCATCAGCTTTCATTTGCTCGAGAACTTTACGGGCATTCTCAGTACCCGTTTGCTCGACCAAAAGTTTAGCTGTTTGTTGAGCCACTTTTGTCTGCGCTTCAACATTCATAGCTTGATGCATGTAAAGGGTACCCTGTTGTTCAATAGTCTCCTTCATTGACTTCAAATTAACAGTCTCGGCTTTTGTTTTAGAGGCCTCATTCACCCAAAAATAAGACTCAACCTTCTGAGCAAGATCAGCAGTAGCAACATCAAGTTGAGCTGCTTGAGATGAGGCCTGTTGAGCAGATGCCATAGCCTGAGCCGTTTGAGCTTCAATAAGCTTTTGTTGAGCTTGTTTATTCTCAGTATCAGCTTGAATATTTGCAACAGAAGCAGCATTCATAGCCGACTGAACAGCCTGAGGAACAGGATTCTGAACCTGAGCCATAGCACCAGCAGGAGTAGAAGCACCACCTTGTGAATAAGCCATTGCAGGATTAAGACCTGCAGCTTTCATATCAGCGACAGCACGCTGATAAGCAGTAGAACTCATACGCTCTTGAAAGTCCATTTGTTTGTCAGCCAATGCACGCTGATTTGCATTGGTAGCAGAACCACCAAGAAAGCCGAGCAGACCGGACGCAAGCCCGGTGAGACTAAAAGAAGATGGGGCGGAATCCGCCGCCACTTCTTTTACAGCACGATCATAAGGATCAGACAACATATCAGAAATGATCGATCAAGCCGGGAACAGAGTACATAGGCATAGGACGTGCAACACGATTCCTAAAGAACGTATCACAGAGGAACTGTTGTCCATTAGCTTGAGTACCAGCAGCAACAATACGAGAAACAGGAGGCGTATCCTGAATAAACGTAGTGTTAAGAGTAGGCAAAGACGTGAACTTCTGAGCAAGATGCCAATAGTCAATAGTACCAGCGGAAGTTGATTTGAAAACACCAGAGATTTGACTGGGTTTGTAACGATACTCAGCCCAACGCTCCTGGTAGCCAAACACATTGTTATCCTGAGTTGAATCACCAGTGATATAAATTTCTTTATTAAGAACCGCCTGTTCGCCCAAAGTAGCGAACGCCGGGAAATAGAAGTCATATCGAGTAGAACGAGACCACATCCGGTGCATACCCTGCTGATAAGTGAGATCAGCACGAACAGACACCAAACCAATGATCACACCATGTTCTGTGAACGATTGAGTAAAGCCATGGCGCGATGCCACACTTGTCCCCATAGCTGCCAAATTCCCAAGCGGAGTAGTCGTACCGCTAGCGGCCGTGCCAGAGGTTTGAGCAATGGGAGTAACGACAATTGGAGAAGAGCCACCGCCAAGATATTCAGGACGCTGTAGACGAGCGTCAGGGCTAATAACACCAAAGTGAGCCCGGATAATTTCAGTGTAACGAGTA